GCTGTTTATTTCAGCAACAACTCCATTGCCCACAACATCCAAGGCTCTGTCTGGACTGCTCTCTCCAATTCCTACCCGACCCGAATCGTCAACCCTAAGTCTTTCACCTCCAGCCGTTTCAACAGTTACCGTATCGGCAGCTGGAAATCTAATAGCAGTGTTAGTATCTCCAGAGTGAACGATTTTGTCAGCGATTGTCAGGTTGCCGCCTACATCAAAGTTGCCATCTATTGTATTATTGAATACAGAAAATACATCATATACAACTACTTCAAGAACATCTCCAGCAGAAGCACCAGCCCCTAAAACAATAGACGTACCTGACGTAGCTGTATAGTCATTTGCAGGGTCAAGGAGTACACCATTGAGGTATACATCTACATACAAACTATCTGAATAAGAAAGAGCTTGCGAAGAATCAGACGTAGTAAAGGTTGTTTGTCCAGCCGTAGCTGTATACAAAAGCCTATTGCGAACTCCTGTTCCTGGTTGTTTACCTATGTATGCCATTAATCTGCGTCCTCAATTGTAAGTGTGCCAGCTTCAACTTGGCGTAGGATTTCGGCGTAGTGGCGGTTGGCTGGGTCGAGTGGGACTGACATGCTTACGCCATCAACAACGATGACCACGCTTGCAGTTTCACCCGTAACAGGGTCAACAGAATATTGAGCAGATGAAATGTTTAGTGAATTATCCATATTAAAGCTCCGCATCTGCTGTATAAGCAGAAACATAATGAGTAGTAGTAGAGGTAGGCGTGGCGGCAGTAAATTGAATCATTTTTTGTGCGCTTGCAAATGAAGATGCTGAAAAAGTCCCTGCACCTCCTACTTCTGAAACTGCAACTGTTGGGTTTGCTCTCATTTCAGTAGGGTAGATTTCTTGTATTAGCCTGAAGTCCCCTCTGTATTGAAAAGCAGATGTGTTGGTTGTGTTTTTATAAAAATATCTTCGACACAAAGCCAATTCTTCCGTAAGAGTACGACGCTCAAACTCAGTAGCTACTGAGCCGACTTCGAGTTGAACGCCTGTGATGTACCATTCGTTGCTTGTGCTGTCTGCTATATTTACATTTAATCCAGCCGCACGATTAGCGTTAGTTTTTGACTCCCAGCCTGAAGGCGTTGTGCCAGATGTAAAGTCTGTTCCTGACGCAATCCACCAGTGGGCTTGGAGGCTAGAATTGTTGTCATTGCCGAAAGCTCCACTCGTGTCGCCTACGAATACAATAGTTTTCTTTTCCCAAGTGTCTGCGCTACTTACAGTGTATGTTTGAGAATATGCTCTACTATTATCCGCATCATTCAACTCAAATACATATGTGCCAGTTTTATTGGTCTTAACATAAAAAGACATAGTTAAAGATTTAGCAGACGAAGAGCCTTTTTGAAGATGTTGAACATCTCGCCCCTCAATATAATAGTCCAGTCTAAATTTATCCGAACTGCCAAGAGAAGTGTCTGCCGTGGTGCAATCAAATTTTAATGACGTTGCAAAACCAGTAGGCGCATCCGAAGATTGAGAAATAGTCCAAGTTCCAGCATTAGTAATAACAGGTCGAAAGCGGTCACAAGTCCTGTACCCACTATCTGTAACCCCCGTAACTGAGGTTGAGCGCTGTGCCACCTGCATTGCACCATTAATCACAATATTCTTCTGACCCTCAGGTGCGCTTGCGGATTGTGCTAGTTGTCTTGCTTTGCTTGCCATCTAGCCCTCCAGCGCAGTCAATCGTTTTTCAATGTCAGCCAAGCGTTGCTCCGTAGCCGCACCTATAAAGGCTAACAGTTCTGGGTAACGGATACCTAAACGAGTTTTTTCTGTTGCACCTTCTGGTGCTTCATCTTTTGTGTTGTAGAAATCAGTGCGGGTGTATGCGTCTTTTGCTTCAACGGCTTCAACAGCCTCTGATACTAATTTACCATCCTCATAAACTGCGTCTTTTGCTTCAACTGCTTCAACGGCTGGCACCTCAACATCTTTTTCCCACCAAGTATCTGAACACCAGAAAGCGTATTTGGTTGCATCAAGCCCTGCATCGGTCATTGCCGATTGCACTTCTTGTGCAATTACGCCAGTGTGTATTCTGGCACTGTCGCCCTTAGATACTACCTTGTCTTTCCATTTAAATGTCTTAAACAGTTTGCTGATTGCTTTTGCCGCAGTGATTTCTGCGTTAGTCAAGCTGGTAATATCTTGCTTTTCATTCTGGTCTGATGTTTGAATGGTGCCGTTTGTAGCAAACACATCATCGAAACGAGTTGTTCCCGAACCCAAATCAATAGTGTTGTCTACAACAGCACCTGTATTGTTTGCTGGTTGGATTTGGTTTGTGCCTCCGCTTAACCCTGAACCGCTAGAACGTGGGTCAAAAACAAAAGATGAAACTACTCCGCTACGAGAAACGACCTTACCGACTGTTGACCCTGCCTGTTGGAACGCCACAATATCGCCATCAGATGCTAATCTGTGAGCATAAAATGCAGTCGTTCCTGATGCTGTGGCAAAAGTTTCTCCAGAGTTACGAGCCTCAAACCCTGCTACACCACTGTCTGAAGCAGTCTTGCCTACCAGCACAGTGCCATTATTACGAGCAACTCTCATTGCCTCTGTTTGTGTCCCACTTACCTCTCGTTTTATAGCTAAGTCACCTTCACTTGATGTTGTATAAAAATGAAACCCGTGATTGTCATTCCCTCCATTTAATTTTAGAGCCGCAACGCTGTCGCTGTTGCCCATGACATCAAGGGTAGCCTCTGCTGTCGTACCGCCGATTGCAACTTTGCCGTCTGACAAAACACGCAAACGCTCTGAGCCAGCCGTTTCGACGGTAACAGTGTCTGCCGCCGCAAACCTAATTGCAGTGTTTGTATCTCCTGAGTGAATAATTTTATCACTAATATTTAAATCACCACCTATAGTTGCAGAAGTAGTTACATCAAATGAATTAGATTTTGTTAAATCAATAACATCAACAGGTCTTGTTCCAACATATGACATTAAGTAATCTCCAAAATACTAAGCGAAACATCTGCAGAACTTGAGGTATCGCTTGTTACTTTAAGAACATCTGATGCCTCCATAACAACCTTTTGGTCGCCACCTACTACAACTAGTGAACTTCCTACAGGAACAGGGGCAGCTTTAACTATATAAATATTATCACCGTCATTATTTTCTATTTGAACATCTACTGCTATTTGAGATGAAACTATGTTTGCAATCGCCAAACCAATAATAGTTGTTTCTGTAGAACTAGGACAAGTGTAAATTGTAGCAGCACCAGTGCCTACTGCTGTGTCTGTCTTTAATTTAAACGCATTAGCCATATCGTATTATACTCCATAAATTATCCTAACGCAATAGCAAAGGCCACAGCTGCAGCGTTAGCATTGCTAATACTGGTTGCCATAGTTGCGCTTAGTGTTGCTCTTGCTGTATTACTATTTCCAACACTTGTTGCCATAGTTGCACTCAATGCAGTTATTGCTGAATTACTATTACCAATACTTGTTGCCAGTGTTGCAGAGGTTGCAGCAAATGTACTTGATACTGCAGCTATTCTAGTCTCTAGCGTAGCAGAAGTTCCTGCGCTTGCAGCAGCCACAGCAATTGTATTCACTGAAGCTACCGCATCTAAATTAGTTTTAGTAAGAACAGATACTGCAGCTATTCGAGTTTCAAGGGTGGCAGATGTAGTAGCAAATGTAGAAGATACTGCTGCAATTCTAGTTTCAAGATTAGCAGATGTTGCAGCACTTGCCGCCGCTACAGCAATTGTATTTACTGAGGCAACTGCATCTAGATTAGTTTTAGTGAGAACAGATACTGCTGCAATCCTAGTTTCTAGTGTGGCAGATGTAGTTGCAAAGGTACTTGACACTCCTGCAATTCTAGTTTCTAATGTAGCAGATGTTCCTGCACTAGCTGCGGCTACAGCAATAGTATTAACAGAAGCCACAGCATCCAAGTTTGTTTTAGTAAGAACAGATACTGCAGCTATTCGTGTCTCTAGCGTAGCAGAGGTAGATGCAAAGGTACTTGATACCCCTGCAATACGTGTCTCTAATGTGCCTGACAAAGCTGTAATCAAACTTGTATTAGCAGCAATACTTACTTTGTTTACAGAAGTTAAGGCTGATACTGCAGCTATTCTAGTCTCTAGTGTAGCAGATGTACTAGCAAAGGTACTTGATACTCCTGCTATCCTAGTCTCAAGTGTTCCTGACAAAGCCGTAATTAAGCTAGTGTTAGCAGCAATGCTAACTTTATTAACCGAAGTTAAAACAGATACTGCAGCTATTCGTGTCTCTAGTGTAGCAGATAGTGCAGCAACTGTAGAAGATGTAGCAGCAGACTCACCACCAACCAAAATATTTGTTGCATTAACTGTTGTTGCACTTATCGTGCCAGCACTAACAGTTGTCGCAAATAAATTTCCTGTTCTAAGACTGCTTACACTTACATCTTGAAATACAAGAGTTCCTGCATCAAGTTTGTCTGCTGTAATGCTAGTAGCTGCAAGTCGTGTAGTAGATACCTCTACAGCATTTAGCACCGAAACATCTACACCATTTGTAGAAAAACTTGCAGCTGAAACAGTTCCTGTTATTCCTAAATTACCGTGAACTTGTGCTGTACTTTGTGAAAGAGAAATAGCAGTGTTAGTACCACTGCCATCTTGTATACGTCTTAGTGTTCCATCAATTCCTGCATTGTCAACACTGGTATCAATTTTTAGCAAATCTTTATAAGTATTTGCAATCTTTTTTCCTGTAAAATCACTCATTAGATTGTGTTCCAGTTTCTATCAATGTCTTCCCAGTCATCAAATACAGCAGCTTCCCAATTAAGATTACGTTCTAAATTATTTTCAGGCCGTGCATCACGAATAAACATACTACGGTCAATCGTAGATATGATTTTATTTTGAGGGTGATTAACTAAATCATATCCCTTATCATCATCTTGGGGGCAAACCCACAATCCGTAGCTATTATATTTCATAATAGTTCGTGGATACGCAAATCCACAAACATCACAAACTACTTTATTATATTTACCCCTTGCCATAAACTATTATTATTTTTTTCTTTTGTGTTTTTTAGTTTTTGATTTAACAATTTTTGTTAAAGTTTTAGCTTGTCCAGCATGTAAACGAGATGCTTTTTTCAAACCTTTAACAACTTTTTTAACAGCTTTTTTATTTCGTGTAGTAAGCATTTACATTCTCCTATTTATATTTATAAACTTGGTAGCCATGCTGAAACAGGAACAGCTGATACTAAATCAACTGGAAGCCTTGGGTCATCAACATTTACATCATCAGTTACTCTTACTATTTTATTTTGAGGATGATTTTTTAAATCATACTTTCCTTCAAAATCTTTTGGGCAAACCATCATTCCATAACTATTTCTTTTAAGTTCAGAAAGTTTATACTTAAATCCACATATGTCACATATAGCAACTGCCTTTGTCATTTTAGTACCTCAAGCGAGGTCTTATCAACATGCTTGCTCTTTCTCTGTCTTCTTCTTGCGCCCTGCTTAGTCTTTCTTCATACTCTTGTTTAATCATGTTAATACGAGAAGGGTCTACACCTGGTCTTTTCATAGACATAAAGTAAGCTGTCCCTGCAGTTAGGCAAGGAAGAAAACGTCTAGAAATATCTGCTGTTTGATTTGAACGTGATACATCTTCAATATATTTAACTGTTTCAAGTTTTAATATATTTGTGCTATTATCTGGTAGGGGCCAAAGACTAACAACTATATTATCTCTATCTCTACGAACTGCATATTGTGATGACCTGCCTGTCTGTGTCTTGCGAGGTATCTTTAAATACTCTTCCATACTAATTCTATTTAGCTGTAGGTCAGTGCTGCCATCTCCACTTTGCACATTTATAACTGCTTCAAGAATATCTATGTTTTGGTCAGCTAGAGTATAAGCTGTTGTGCTTGTTGTTACAGTAACTGCGGTAGTTCCAATAGTCCACAGTTGAATACCACGATTTTGCCAGTCTTGAAGTAAAAGATTTATAGAGCGTCTTGCAGAGCGAGGCTCTTCACCAAGAGTAATCTCACCGCCTATCATTTCAGTTGCCTCTTGGATAACTTCATCTATATCCATAGAAAAGCTATATGTTCCTGATGTTGCCATTACTGCTTATCCTTTTCCTTATCTTTTTTATTACACTTGCAATTACAGTTTTCTTTACCGCAAGTTTTTTTAGAATCAACATTATGATATACTTTATGCATAGTTTTATTCCTTGGTTTAAACCAAAAATATTTTTCTCTGTTTGCTAATGACATTACCTTCTACGTGCTTTTTTCTTACGAGCAGCACAATGAGCCTTTTGACTGAAACCTCTTGGATTCTTGCAGTCAATAGATTTTTTATATTTAGCAGACCACCTCCTTTTTCTTGGGGGACGGCTCACTTGCTTAGATACACTGCTCCTACTTATTGTCATTATGTTCGTTTTCGTTTAAGACCAAAGGTTTGTTTTTGACTTTTAGGTGGTCGTTTTTTGCTACCACTTTTACCTGCCCAAAAAACTTTGTTAGCCCAATAAGCTGCAGATGTTTTACCTTTCTTAATATTCTTAGCATGTCTAGCTTTAAAACTTTTACGAGCTTCAGGGCTATAGTTATGCCCCATGCCTTGCGCTCCAAAACGAATAATCTTAACCCTATCGCCATCACGAACTGCAACCACAGCTTTTTTAGTTGGGTGGTTAGGAGTTCGCTTAACTTGATTAAGACCTCTTAGACCTACTTTTTTTAGTCGATTTTTTTCTGCGTCTGTTAGTGCCACTACCACCGACTCCTTTTCTATACTTTGCAGTTTTCTTTGCTATAGCTTTAGGTTGCTTAACAAACTGCTTTCCCTGTTTAGTTCCTTTTCTTTTAGCTCTCGAAGTCGCCGCATATTCTGCTGGGGTGAGTGCCTTAATAGCCGCTTCTGGTAAATACCGTTCCCCCGTCTTGCTAGACTTTTTACCACTCTTGGTTCTCCACTTTTGTTTCGTCCAAGCCTTGAGTGACTTCTGTGATTTCTTTAATGCCATAACACATCCTTATGATTTGTAACCTCCACCTGCTTTTTTATAAGCAGCCGCTAGCATTTGAGCTTTTCTTGCTGACCACTGACCTGGTTTACCGCCTTTACTACCAGCTTTAATGCGGTTAAATAAACGCTTACGCATAGTTGGCTTTGTATAATTGCCAGCCGCATTTACTTTGCTTTTAGATTTTGTTTTGCGTTTAATCGCCATAGCTTATAGTTCTGCCTTTCATAGAGACACCGCTACCAAAGTCACCTATTTTATCACCCTTCTTAAACCCTCTAATTTTTTCAAACGGGTCAGGCATACCTTTCTTTTTAAAATATTTTCTTACTTCATGTTCAAACAACATGTCTTCTCTTCGTTGTTTCATAATACGGTCCATTTTTTCCGCTGGAGTTCGTCTACTTTTGGTCATTATAAAATCTCCTTAATCCATTTCACCACCTTTTTCTTTAAGGCGAGCTTTTTCTTCTTTAATCATATCATCTCTAAATTTTTTCATTGATTCTTCATTTGCTGAAAAAGTTCTTTCACCTTGAGCCTTAAGTCCTTTACTACCACCAATTCCTGTAGCCCCAATTTTCTCTTTTGCAACTACTTCTGGAGTTAATCCTGTATCTAGATAAACCATGCGACCACCTTTAGCAAGTTTTACACCACGCCCCATAAGAATATCAGCCTGTGTTACTTTACCATCTTTATTTAAGTCTGGAAATTTAGCCATATTTTTCTCCTATCGTTTAGATACTGTACCACCACCTCGTAGTGCAACACCTGTTCCTCGTCCTAATTTATTTTTAATTTGATTACCTTTTTTAAACCTACGAAAATTTGATAATGTTACAGGCCCTGTTGATGTAGAAATTGCTTTTCTTCTTGACCGTTCTGTTTGTCCTTTAACTGTTGCACCACGCACTCTTTGTGCTTCTGTTTTTTCATAGTTTCTAAGAAATTGTTTTTCAGCAGCTGTTATTGCTTGATTAGAATCTTCTTTACGTTTAAGACGAGTATATTTTTTAGCACGTTCTCTTTGTGCTTGTGTTGCATTAGCAGCAATCCCTTGCTCTGCTTCCACAGATTTACTTCCCTTTGTAACTTTCTCACCTTCTTTAGGACTAAACCTATTAAGAGTTCCTGTATCAGGGTCGCCTCTAGTTCCTATATTACCTGCCCTTACCTGACGGTCAGAAGGTTTATCTGAAAAAAGCGGTTGTGTTGGTTTTTTCTTTGTTCCTTTTTTTGTTGCAGCTTTTAAAGCTGTTTGTGCTATTTTAGTTAGTTGTCCTACCATTTAATTAATCCTCGAAATTGGGGTTGGGGGTACGATGCCTGTATCAGCACCTGCGGGAGAACTAGGACTTTGCATGTCATCCCGTCTTGTTCTCCGTGCTTGATTTATTAATGATAATAGGGCAGCTTGAAACTGCTCTTCATATACAGGAGTTACTGAGTAGTTTTTCATAAAGTTTGCTGCCTCAACCATAGATGCATAATATAATGCATCATAACAAAAATCAGTAAAGTAGTTTGTATTAGTAGCACTTGTTAATGTAGTAGGACGTTTTGTAAATACAATCTTACCGCTATACGTTGCACTAGCTGTAGGAGCAAAGTAAATACTTGTGTTAGTTTGCCTAGAATAATATCTTGGAGTTCCGGTGCTGGCACTAACAGGCCAGTAATCATTTATGTATTCATCTGTTCTAGGAAGCAAATTAATTTTTGTTCCGTTTTCTTCAATAAAAATATTTTTAATTATACGAGTTCCAGCTGGCAAAGCAAATTTATTTCTGGTAGCTGATAAAGCTACTGCAGAAATTTCTACTAATCCTACATCATCTAGCATTTTAGTTAGTCGTTCTTCTGCACGATTAACTATTTTAGGAATGTAATCAACAAACTCTGTTGAATCATTTTCCGTTGCTTGGATAATATCATTAACTAAGAATGTATAATCAGCCATAGAATACAGTCAGTTTAGATGCGGTTGTTGGAAGAGTAACAGCAAGCTGTCCTGCCATACGAAGACCTACATCAGTTAAATATATATCAGTTACATCTGTTGCGGTTGTATTTGAAAACCTCATAATGTTTCCTACCTTACCGCCAAAGGGGTCAACTGAAACACCCTCAATAATAAATTCTCCAATACCTGTTGCATGAACACCTCGTATACGAGTATCAGCTACGGTAATACTTGTTGCACCATCCACTAAAATATTTCCTGCTAGTGTAGTATCAAATACACAGTGCGCTACATTAATATTAGCTGCCATTTAAATCTCCTATAAAAAACTACAGTAGCTATATTATACTAAAAAAGGGCGTAGGATACAACTCCCACGCCCTTTAAAAGTTAACCTAATTAATATTAGGAGCCGTTTCCGAAGAAACCACGCCAGTCAGAGAAACCAAAGCTATAACGCTCACGAGCTTTAAAGCGAAGATTTCCTGTATCAAAGTCAGGTTCCATTTTAGTTTGTAGTGGCGCACGTACAAACATTTTAGTACCATTCGGTACATCAGTTTTAATATAGAACCCATTAGCATCAGTAAACCGTTGGTTTACAAAGAAGCCTTGAGGAACCATACTCTGACTACGAATGGAATTAATGTCATTTGTATTCGTGATACCATTACCACCATTAACAGCTGTTGATGTTGACAATGTGCTGTTCAGAACTTGGTCTGCTACAAAAACACCGTCAGATGGAACATGTAGACTTACGGCGTTTGCGCCAACAAGAATACCATTATCATCTTTGATTTTACGTATAGCAATCAAAGCAGTTTCAAGAGTAGCTTCTGAAAGGTCATTATTACCTAGAAGGTTACTTTGAGTTCCATTTCCAATTGTTGGGTGGCTGCTAGAGAAAAATGGTTGCCCATCTCCACCAGCAAATGCTGAGTTAAAACCATTGTTAAATACATCAGCAGCTTTTTGTTGTTTAGTGTTTGCCATTGCACGGGCAAGACCCCTTGCACGTAGTTTAGCAAACGTGTCATAAAGATTATCTTCCATTGCTTCTTCTGTGACAGCAAATGCAAGAGCAATAGTCTCATGTGTGTAACGAGA